TTAAAAGAGCTTAACGCGATGTATGGGTTTAATGAGGCTACAAAGATCAATATTGGTGGGCAGAAAGGCAATCCGATTATCATAGCACCTGATGAAAAGGATCTTTAATGCTTATCAAATGGACCGATAAGCAAAAACAGGCCTTAAAGCTACTCAGTGGCGATGCAAAACACGTTATGCTCTATGGTGGCTCACGTTCTGGCAAGACGTATCTTTTGACGCATGTGGTATTCATCCGCGCTTTAAAATATGACAAAACGCGACACGCGATAATCAGACAGACACAGACAGCAGCAAGGCGGTCTTTATGGCTTGGCACTATTCAGGATGTGATAGCCAGCAGGTATCCTGATGCCGATTTAAAGATCAATAAGACAGAGATGACGGTGACCTTCCCCAACGGTTCTATGATTGAGATTATGGGCGTGGATGAAGGCGCAAAGGAAAAGATGTTGGGGAATGAATACACCACCATATACTTTAATGAATGCTCGGAGATGATGTTTAGCACTGTTTCCTTCATGTATTCACGGTTAAGCCAAAAGAGCGCGGCCAAGAACAAGTTTTTCTATGACCAGAACCCGCCGCATATCTCTCACTGGTCCTTTCCTATGTTTGTCCAAGGCATAAACTACTACAGCAAGGAAAAGCACGTCACGCCTAGTGATTATGTTTCACTGGTGCTAAACCCTGCCGATAACGTGCAGAACATATCCAGCGATTATATCCAGCAACTTATGGAGAATATGAATGAGCAGCAAAAACAACGGTTTATATTTGGCCAGTTTGCAAGTGATCCTGACGAGAAGACGGTGTTCACCAACTGGACTATCAAGGCCTTTGATACTGACCCTGATGCTGTCTTTCAGTTTGGGTGTGACTTTGGTTTTAGCGTAGATCCCACGGTCCTGATACGCTGTTACCTGAAAGAGCGCACGTTATACATAGACCAAGAGTTGGTGCTGAAGCAGTGTGAAACGATAGATATGCCAAAGATGTTCCTGAGCATACCAGAGAGTCAGCGGTATATCATTGTGGCGGATTCATCACGGCCTGAGACCATATCGCATCTGAAGCGGCATGGGTTCCCTAAGGTGATGCCAAGCCTCAAGGGCAAAAATAGCGTGATTGAGGGGATAGAATTGCTGAAGGGATACAGGATTGTTGTGCATCCACGGTGTGAGGAAACGATAAACGAATTGTCTTTCTATAGCTATGCCACCGATAAAGACAGCGGGAAGGTGTTGCCTGAACTTGAAAAGAATCAGGCGGATCATTGCATTGATGCGTTACGGTATGCCTGTGAAGGATTTAGGTTGACGGCGGCGACTAACAATGTTCAACCTGTTGTTATAAAGCCCGTATCATGGAAATGGAGATAGCATGTCAACCAAAGAAGAAAAGTTGCAAGAGGTTTTAGAGGAAGCCTTAGAGCAATTTGACACCATTATGTCGGCGGTGAAAGAGACGAGGGATATGTGTGTAGAAGATCGCAGGTTTTATAGCGTCCCTGGTGCGCAGTGGGAAGGTGTGTTGCGTGAACAATACGACAACAAGCCTATGTTTGAGGTTAACAAGGTTCACTTGTCTGTGATTCGGATTATCAACGAATACAGAAACAATCGCATCACGGTTGATTTTGTGAGCAAGGACGGCAAAGACGGGTCTGATATGGCGGACGTTTTGAAAGGTTTATATCGTGCGGATGAACAGGACAGCAATGCAAATGAAGCGTATGACAATGCCTTTGAAGAGGCGACCAGTGGTGGTATTGGCGCATGGAGATTGCGCACGGTTTATGAAGATGAGGAGGACCCTGACAATGACAGACAAAGGATAAGTATTGAGCCTATCTTTGATGCGGATTCCTCTGTGTTTTTTGACTTGGGGGCAAAGAGACAGGATAAAGCCGATGCAAAGCATTGTTTTGTCATCACGGCCATGGATTCAGATGATTATGAAGACACGTGGGGAGATAATCCAGATTCATGGCCTGAGGACATACGCAAGACAGAGTTTGACTGGGTAAGCAACGAAGTTGTGTACGTGGCAGAGTATTATAAAATTGAGGAAGTTTCTGAGAAAGTCTTTTATTATCAAAGCCGTATTGAAAAGGACGCTAAAGGTAACTTTAGAAAAGAGCAATACACGCAAGCTGATTTTGATGCTGATCCGTTGCTTGAGAATCTTTTGATAGCGACGCAAATGGATAAGGTGAATGAGAGAAAGATTAAACGGAAAAAGGTTAGGAAGTATATTTTATCGGGCGGTGCTGTCTTAGAGGATTGTGGGTATATTGCTGGGAAGTATATTCCGATTGTGCCTGTGTATGGTAAGCGGTGGTACATTGACAACGTAGAGCGTTGTATGGGGCATGTAAGGCTGTCAAAGGATGCCCAGAGATTAAAGAACATGCAGATTTCTAAGCTGGCGGAGATTAGTGCGATTTCCACGGTACAAAAGCCTATCTTTTTGGCCCAACAGGTTGAGGGCCATCAGAGTTGGTGGCAAGACGATCAAAAGAACAATTATCCATATTTGACGATCAATCCTGTTTATGATGCTGCTGGCAATCTTGTTGCTAATGCGCCCATAGGGTTTACGCAAAGTCCGCAGGTTCCACCCGCTATGGCTGGTTTGTTGCAGGTGACAGAGCAGGACATGCAAGAAATTTTAGGAAGTCCCCAGCAAGGGGATAAAATGGTGAGCAATATCAGTGGCAAGGCTGTTGAGATGATTCAGCAGCGTTTGGATATGCAAACCTTTATTTACATGAGTAACTTTGCCAAGGGCATGAAACGGTGTGGTGAAATTTGGTTATCCATGGCTAAGGAAGTATACTCTGAAAAAGGAAGACAGATGAAGTCTTTATCGGATGATAAAAAGGTGGAGTCTGTTGAGGTGATGAAGCCTGTTATTGATGAAGACACTGGGGAAATGGTTTATAAAAATGATATAAGCAAAGCGAATTATGATGTGTCTGTGGATGTTGGGCCTTCATCGAGCAGTCGTCGGGCTGCAACGGTTCAGGCATTGACTGGGTTGCTAACGATCACGGATGATCCTGAAACAAAGCAAGTGCTAACGGCCATGTCTATGATGAATATGGAGGCTGAGGGCATTGATGACATACGTAAGTATTTCCGTCAAAAGTTGGTGCGTAATGGTGTTGTTAATCCAACAGAGGAAGAAAAGCAGCAGTTGATGGTAGAGATGCAGAATCAGAAAGAAGATCCAAATGAGATTTTCTTGAAGGCGGCTGCGGATGAGGCAACGGCGAAAGCATCTCAAGCGCGGGCTAACGTTGTAAAAACCATTGCGGATACGGAATTAAAACGCGCACAAACGGAAAAAACCTTATCAGAAGCGGGTCAGATTCAAAACCAGCCTGTTGATATGGGAAGTGAAAGTCCACAACCCATAGAGGTAAAACCAGAAAACAGCAAAAAGGTTGAATTAGAAATTGAGGCTATGGAACTTGAGAATGAATTAAAGCGGGTGAAAATAGAAGCGGCATTAAATGAGCAGACAAAGCAGATGGGTAGTTCTGTCGAGGAAGCAAATCGCACGTTGATGATGGCAACGCAAGCCTTGGAAAAGGCATATGGTGACCATGAAGAGAAAAGCAATGGCGATCAGATGGGAAAGCAAATGGCATCTATGAGTGAGGCTATATCAAAGGTTGGGGATGCAATAAAAGAATTTTCTACTGTTAGTTCTCAAAACACACAAAGTGCTTTATCCATGATAAGCAAACCAAAGAAACTGATTCGAGAAAATGGCCGCATAGCCCGCATTGAAACAGATTAAGGGGTTTATTGGCCCGATTGATGGTTTTTTAAAATGTGGTCAAATCAATACTGGGCAAAAACATATTGGGCAGGGGTTTATTGGACACCTGCTCTTAAAATACAAAGTGTTCCCGTTTCTGGTAGCGGTACATCTGTCATTAAAAAAAGAACAACAGGATGGGTTCGAGAAAGAGAACTTTTAAGTTTAAGTTTAAAACAAATACACGATCAAGAATTACAAAAAATTGGGCAAAACCTTATACGGTCTGAACAACCTCAAGTTAAAAAGGTTGTTAAAAAACTGATTGATTATGCTGGTGATGTGGAAAAATCCAAATCATTAGACTTAGAAATCAAAAGACTAGAAAGGTTTTTACAAGAAAAGAAGATTCTTGAAGGCTTAGAAAAAGAAAAGCAAAAAGAATTGCGGAATGCTCTTTCCACGCTTAAAGACATCTTAAAAGAAGATATGGAAATTTTAGAAATGTATTTAGATATTGAAAAAAATGAGACAATAGAATTATTATGTGTTATTGGTGTAATCATCTAACAAAGCAACCGTCAGCTTTAAGACGAGAAAAGGAAAACTATGCCTATTATTGAAGACGAACAAGACCAACAAAACCTAGAAAAAGAAGAAAATCCTGTTTTAGAAGAAGATGTTTCTGAAGAAGAAACTCAGGAAAACGATAAAACAGATGAAACGGATTCTGAAGAAGAAAGTCCTGTTATTTCCGATGAGGATGATAGCGAAATTGTATTGTCTCTTGGCGATGATGCAGAAGAAGAAGAGACAACGCCTTCAACGCAACTTTTGCGTGATTTAAGAAAAGCAAACCGCGAAAAAAACAGAAGAATTAAAGAGTTAGAATCTCAAATTAACCGTCCTGTACAAAAAACGGTTTTGGGTCCAAAGCCTACTTTAGAAAGTGCGGATTATGATGCGGAAGAATTTGAGAAGAAATTAGAAGAATGGTACACCAAAAAGTCTGCTGTTGATGCGGAAGAAGCAAAGCAACGTCAAGAAGAAGAAGATCAAAAGCGGCAATGGGAAAACAAATTGTCCGATTATGAAAAATCCAAAACATCCCTTCGTGTTCGGGATTATGAGGAAGCAGAAGCGACGGTTCAGGAACTTTTTAATGTTACTCAGCAAGGCATGATTCTTGAGGGCGCATTAAATCCGGCTGCTTTGGTTTATGTTTTGGGAAAAAATCCTGAAAAAGCAGCAAAATTTGCTAAAATTAACAATCCTGTGGCTTTTGCTTTTGAAATGGGAAGATTAGAAAAGGACATTAAAATGACTAAAAAAACAACACCTTCACAAACTATTCCTGCGCCTGAGCGTACTGTTCAGGGAACAGCTAAGACACGGTCTGATTCAGCGTTGGATCGTTTGAGAAAAGAGGCAGAAACGTCTGGGGACTATACAAAGGTCGTCCAGTATAAAAAACAACTGGCTAACAAAAAATAATTCTTGCAAAAGAATAAAAAAACATATAATTCAAAGAAAGTTCGCTGTCTTTAAAGCTGTGTAGAGTTCCCGCCCGCTTCAGTGGTGAGTAAAAAAATCGCTATCTTTTTTTTATTCACCAACTGGAGTTGATCTATGGCTAACAATTTTTCTAAAGAAGAGCGGGTTGCGTTTGAGCAAATCCTTGAGGGGTTTGAAACTCAGTTTTTCTTGTTAAAAACAATTTCAAAATACAATGTTGATTCTGTGATGATGGAGCGTGCTGGTAACACCATCTGGCGGCCTCAGCGTTACATCATGCGTTCATATGATGGTTTTGATCAATCCAATAACTTTCGTGATGTTACGCAGCTTTCTGTTCCTGTGACCATTAACACAGTTAAGGCGTCTCCATGGATTATGTCTGCGACTGATCTTAATGATGCTATTCAAGAAGGTCGTTTGGTTTCGGATGCTAAATATCGTTTGGCCTCAGATGTAAATCAGGCCATTTACAATGCGGCATGTTATAATGGTTCTGTTTTCATTAAGCGGACGGCTGCGGCTTCTGGTTTTGATGATGTGGCGGCCATTGATGCGACATTGAATGAACGTGGTGTTCCTATGGAGGATCGCAGCCTTGCTTTAAGTAGCCGTGATTATAACGGTATGGCAAGCAACCTTGCGACATCGACACGTTCTTTTGGAAATGACATTAGTGATGCTGCTTTGCGTCGTGCTTTTGTTGGAAACATTGCTTCGTTTGATACGTATAAATTGGATTATCCTTTGATACTTCCTGCTGCGGCTGGTGGTGCTGGTATTACAATTAGTACGCTTACTGGTGGTAATAACGCATATGTTCCTCGGGCTCGGACTCAAGCGGCTTCTGGTGAATCTCAGAACGTTGATAACCGATACCAAGTGGTAACGGTAAGCTCTACAACCAACGTTCGCGCTGGTGATGCGTTTACGATTGCCAACGTCAATGCCATGAACCCCATTACCAAAACGGATACGGGACAATTAAAAACGTTTCGTGTAGTTGCTGTAAACTCTGGAACCACAATGACCATTACGCCACCTATCATTAGTGCGCAAGGTGGTTCGGATTCAGAATTGCAATATCAAAACGTTGTGGTAACCACGGCTTCAGGAACGGCTGCTATTGTGTTTTTAAACACTGTGGCGGCTGCTATGAATCCATTTTGGTGCAAAGATGCTTTGGAGATTATTCCTGGGCGCTTTACTGTGCCAACCGGTTCTGGTGTTGATGTTATGCGCGGACGCATTGAAGGTGGTTTAGAGGTGGTGATGACAAAAGCCGTAGACATTAACACGCTTCAGCTTAAGGTGCGTGTGGATACGTATTATGGTGTTGCCAACAAGCAGCCTGAAATGTCCGGCATTATTATGTTTTCTCAATCTTAATAAAAGGAACTGGTTTTATGTCTTTGGTTATTACAGATATTGGGATTACAAAGGTTTCTGTTCCTGCTGGTGGGTCTGTGGCTGTTTACACACAGGGTCGTGCGTCTGTGGGTCGGATTCTTACGGAATTGCCAAGTGGTTACAATGAACTAACGCCTCTGGGTGTTGTTATTAGTGGACAATCGGTGTTTGGTCCCTATACAAATGGAACCACCATTGTTATTGAGAACAAAACGCTTCAGCCTGTGTATTATGAGGTTGGAACAGCCCCAACAGTACAGCAAGGGCGTTTGGTTACATTTCAACAGGTTGCTCCTGGTACATTGAACGCCACGGGTACATTGACGGGTGAATTGTGTTTGACGGGTATTGTCACGTCTACAACGGCGGCGTCGGTAACGGCTACACTTGACACGGGTGCGGCTTTGGATGTTAAAAGCACTTGGAACGTCAATGATGCCTTTATGTGGTCGGTCATTAACACAGGTGCAACAAACGCCTTTACGGTTGCGGCTGCGGCCAGTGGTCACACGCTTGTGGGCGGTGGTGCGGTTTCGGCAAGTAGCTCTGGTTTGTTTATGACACGTAAAACGGCTTCTGCCACGTTTGTGACATATCGGATCGGAAGTTAATCATAAAATGGGCGGGTTGCTTTTGTGGCCCGCCTTTTATCAAAGAAAGTTTTATGCCGTTAAAAAAAGGTTATAGTCTCAAGACTGTATCGGCCAATATCAAAAAAGAAATGGATTCAGGCAAGCCTCAGAAACAAGCCGTTGCTATTGCCTTAAGTGTTGCAAAAGAGGCCAAAAAAAGAGGCCGTTCCGCCAAAGGAGTAAAAAAAAAATGAGTGATTTTTCAGAAATTGTTTACAGGTGCCCTGGCCCTCATTTTGGTTCTGAAGGAACTACCTTTGATTCTAAAGGTGTAACGGATGAAGATACGTTTGAGGATTTGTTAGAAAGTGGTTGGTATAAAACCATGCCAGAGGCCATTGAGGCGTTTAAGCAATCCAAATAAGGTTATGGTTTATGGCTTATACCTGCCGTCAGCTTGTGGAAGCCGCCTTTGAGGAAATTGGTTTAGCGTCCTTTTCTGTAGATTTGCAGCCAGATCAGTTACAATCTGCTTTGCGGAAATTGGATATGATGATGGCGGAATGGAATGGTAAAGGTATTCGTTTGGGGTATCCTATACCATTTACAGCCCTAGGAAATGATTTGGAGGCATCTTCAAACATTCCTGATAGTGCAAACAATGCTGTTGTCACAAATTTAGCTGTTCGTCTTGCGCCGTCCTACGGAAAAACGGTTTCTATGGAAACAAAAGTAGCGGCAAGAATGGGGTATGATGTTTTGTCGGCCCGTGCGTCTAAAATTCCTGAGTATTCTATATCGGGAATGATGCCTCGCGGTGCTGGAAACAAGCCATGGAAAAATGATACTTTTGTCACGCCAGCGGATGATCCTTTATTGGTTGGCAATGATGGTGAATTAGAACTTTATTGAGGATTTTATGGCTACGATCAATCAGTTATCTTCTCTTGATACGGTATCATCTGGGGATCAGTTGCCTATTTTTAGCGTATCAAATGGTGATGCGCGTCGCTTGTCGATTTCATCTTTGTTGTCGTATTTTCAGCAAACGTTTGCTTCTCCTACGGTGGCAGTTAATCTGTATGTTCCTTCCACGGGGTTTAATATCACGGTTCCAACGCCTGTATCTCAGACACAATGGATATTGTTGCAGCCTGTGGCGACGTTGGCGACGGGTACAATTACATTGCCTTTAAACACGTCTACGGCGGATGGGACAAGTGTTCTTGTGACAAGTACGCAAACGATAAGCTCTTTAACGGTGGCAGCAAATGGTGCAACGGCTGTTTTTGGTGCTCCTGCATCGTTTGCTTCAACGGGTCCTTTTACGTTGCGTTATTATCGATCCACAAACAGTTGGTATAAAGTTTAGGAGTTTTTATGGTTGCTCAAGCCCCTTTTAATCCTGTTTATGGAAGTGGCATCACGGTTACGCCAACATCCACGTCGGCATCCAGTACGCTTGGTTTAGGTTCAAAAAACTTTGCTTTAACAAATCTAAGTTCCACGATCGTTACTTATATTCGTGTGGGCGATGGATCACAAACGGCAACAGCGGCGGATTATCCTGTATTGCCTAACACTCAAGTGCGCATCACAAAAGATGATCGTCACACGACGATTGCATATGTTTCCCCTGCGGGATCGGGTTCTCTTCACATTATTGCTGGAGAAGGTTACTGATGCAATTAGGCATCTTAAACGGCATTTACGCAGACAATACGCCAAGTTTACGGACCAGTTATCCTGTTAATCTTATGCCTGTTCCTAAAGGGTCAGGTGTAAGTCAGGGGTATTTGTGTCCTGCAAGCGGTATTGTAGCCTTTGGAGCGGGACCTGGTGTTGATCGGGGTGGGATAAATTATTATGGCACGTGCTATCGTGTTATGGGAAGCAAATTGATAAGCGTGTATAGTGATGGAACTATAAGCATTTTGGGTGATGTTGAAATTGGGACGGACCCATATGTAACATTAGATTATGGTTTTGGTGTTTTGATGATTGTATCAAACAACTGTCTTTTTTATTGGAATGGTACAACCTTAACCAAAGTAACTGATCCTGATTTAGGGTTTGTTTTGGATGCTTTGTGGGTTGATGGATATTTTATGACCACGGATGGCACAAACATTGTGGTGACGGAATTGTCTGATCCAACGCAGGTTAATCCTTTAAAATATGGTGCAGCAGAAATTGATCCTGATCCCATTAAGGCTTTGCTCAAGGTGCGTTCTGAGGTGTATGTTCTTGGTCGGCATACGATTGAGGTATTTGATAATGTTGGTGGTGATTTGTTTCCGTTTGCCCGTGTTGAGGGTGCCCATATCATGAAGGGGACCGTAGGAACACATGCGTGTTGTGTGTTTATGCAGTCTTTGGTGTTTTTGGGATCAGGAAGAAATGAACAGCCTTCAATCTATGTTATTTCGGATGCTTCGGCTCAAAAAATAGCCACGGATGAAGTGGATAAACTTTTAGCACAATATACGGAAGAGCAGATAGCGCAGGTTAAGCTGGAAACAATAACAAAAAACATTCATGAACTTTTATATGTTCATTTGCCTGACAGAGCTTTGGTTTTTGATGGGGTTGCTTCCAAAGCATTGGGTAGTCCTGTTTGGTTTGTGGTTACAAGTACACTGGATGGTTTTGAACAGTATCGCGCTCGTAATATGGTATGGGCATACAATAAGTGGATTGTAGGTGATCCTCAGTCCAGCAATATAGGTGTATTGAGTGATGATGTGGGGACGCACTGGGGAAACAAGGTGCGATGGGAATTTGGAACGCAGATTGTTTATAATGAAAGCAAGGGTGCGATATTCAATGAATTAGAATTGGTGTCTTTGACGGGAAGTGTTGCCCAAGGAAAGAATCCTTTAATTAGCACCAGTTATTCTTTGGATGGCCAAACATGGAGTATGGATCGGTTTATTCAATCGGGATCAACGGGCAACAGAAACAAACGGTTGGTTTGGTATCAACAAGGCAGCATGAGAAATCGGCGGATGCAAAGGTTTCGTGGGGATAGTGATTCGCATTTATCGTTTTTGTGTTTAGAGGCTCAAATAGAACCGCTGGCATATTGATATGGCAAAAAAACTAAGTCTTACCAGAAGTGAATTGGCTTCGTTTCTTAAAACGCACGAACAGATCAAGCAATTTGAAAGTTTGTTTTCTACGGTTGAAGGATCAACGGGAGACATTAGTCAATTAACCACAGGTGTATCAAATTTGTCACAAGATATTGGATCAATTAATCTGTCGTTAAATTCAATTAACGCTCAGATTGCTTTTATCAATACCAGCATTCAAAAATACTTTGGTCAGTTTTCTAGTTCTGTAACACAGACGGCGGCGGTTATAAACACGGCTTACGCAATGACTCTTGATACATCAGTTCTTGCACAAAACGTTATTATTGGAACCGTGCCATCTCGCGTTTATGTTTATTCAACAAGAATTTATAACATCCAGTTTTCTGCTCAGTTTGATAATACGTCTGGTGGAAGCCATTTGGCTTTTGTTTGGTTGCGCGTTAATGGCATTGATGTTCCACAAACGGCATCACAAATTCGATTAAAGGGAACAGATGGCGAATTGGTTGCATCGTGGAATTTTCTTCATTCTTTAAACTCTGGGGATTATTTTGAAATTATGTGGAGTGTTAACGATATTGCTGTTCAACTGAAGGCATCTGGTGCTGTGGCTCCCGTTCCTTCAATTCCTTCAGTGATCGTATCGTGTTATAACGTAAACTAGTAACTTTTTGTATTGAAAAACAAAAGAAAAAATGCAAAGTTTATGAAAATACCCATTGTTAATAGAGATGATTATGTCATTTTTATTGAGTATTTTAATGATGCGTATTGGGCGCACACGGATGTGTTTCGGTGGTCGGCAAATGTGAAAAAGGCGTATTTGAAAGATTTGGATCAGTTACAGGAAATGATTGGTGAGACTTTGTATGGTCTTTCGGAAAAAAAAGATAAGAAGTTGATTAAGTTTGGGGAATCTTCGGGTTTTAAGTATCTTAAAGAAGTTAAGGCTGATGATTGTGAGTATTGTCTTTATGCAAGGAGTTTATAATGGGTAAAGTTGTAAGTGCCGTAACGGGTCCGATTGGTGGTATTTTAGGTGGTATAGACCAACAACGTTCTGCGCGTAGAGCTGGAAACATTCAGGCGGGCGCGGCTCAAAGAGCCATGGATGCACAAGAAGAGTATTTCAATTATATTCGGGAATTGTTGCAACCATATGCAGATGTGGGGGCGCCTGCGTTAGAGCAACAAAAGGCTTTGATGGGGTTAGGTGGTGCAGAGGCCCAACAAGCGCAAATCAATCAATTAGAATCATCGCCTTTGTTTCAATCCTTGGTTCGTCAGGGCGAAGAGTCACTTTTACAAAACGCATCTGCCACAGGGGGATTGCGTGGAGGAAACACTCAAGGGGCCTTAGCACAGTTTAGACCCGCTATGCTTAATCGAGAAATTGCAAACCGTTACGGTCAATTAGGGGATATGATTAACCTTGGCACGGGTGCTATAGGAAGTTTAGGCAAAGCCAGAATGGATACGGGAACAAACATATCAAACCTTATCATGCAACAAAGTCTGGCCCGTGCTAACAAAGCTATGGCGGGAGGATGGATGGGAAGTCTTGGTCAAGGATTGATGATGGCGGGATCAAGTCCTGGATTAGGAAATTTGAAATGGGCAGATTTTAATCCTTTTGGTGGTGGATCAGGATCACCCGCAACTTTGCAGCTTAGGTAATAATAAAGGAATGTTCAGATGGCTATAGAGAATTACATTCTTCCTGCTGCTGCGCCGAGAAATCCCATTGAGGATATGAATAAGTATTTGACGTACAATTATAATGCTCAGTTGATGGCGGATAAGCAAGCCGAGCAAAATTTGGCGATGGAGCAGCAAAGACGGTACGACGAAGAACAGGCTTTGTTTTTAAACAATCCGAAACCCACGGTTAAGGATGCTGTGCGTTTTATGGGTGCCATGACACCGCAGCAACAAGCGGGATTTAAGCCTGTTTTTGAACAGATTGACCAAAAAGAGTTGCGTTCTTCTATGATGTTTGGATCGCAGGTTATGTCGGCCTTAGAAACAGACCCAGCGGTGGCTCAGAGGCTTTTAAAAGACCGTGCAGAGGCAGAAAGAAACTCAGGTAACGCAGATAGTGCGTCTTTTATAGATCAGATTGCTGCTCAGGCTGCGTCTAGCCCAGAAAATGCCATGAAGTCCGTCACCATGTTTATGAGTACGATTCCGGGGGCTAAAGATTTTTTTGATGCACAGTATGGGGCGGGTCAAGAATCTCGTGCTCAGGCTTTGGCTCCTTATCAGCAGGGCAGTGAAATGGCTTTGGCGCAACAAAGACAGACGGCTTCGCAAGCAAATTTGGCTTCTGCGGCGGAATCATATGCGGGTGTTGGATTAAAACAAGCGCAAGCGGAAACAAGTAGACAGCTTGCTCAAAAATATTTGGTGGAAACAAACAAAACTTTAAAAGAAATGGCTGGGAATGATGGGACAATACCAGAAAAAGACAAACCAGATATGGAATATAAATTAAGAAAAGAATATAACACAGAAACAAAAGTTCATAAAGATGTTTTAGAATCTTATCGTCGTATTGAGGCAACGGAAGATACGGCTGTTGGCGATATTTCTTTAATTTTTGCTTATATGAAAATGCTTGATCCTGCTTCAGTTGTTAGAGAAGGAGAACAAGCAACGGCGCAAAATGCAAGAGGTGTTCCAGATACAATTATGAACGCATACAATAAAGCTTTATCGGGAGAACGATTAACAGAAAACCAAAGAAAACAATTTCGATCTCAAGCCAATAAACTTGCGGATGCTTCTAAAGAAACAGAAAAAACAGTCCGTGCAGGACTTACCCGAATTTCTAAAAAATATGGGTTGGATTCAGACAATATATTTTATGATGTAAATCAAACTCCCACACAGGGGGGTGGTGCAACTGTTCGATTGCCCGATGGAAAAGTTATGCAATTTCCTTCTCAAAAAGAAGCAGATTTATTTAAAAAAGAAACGGGAATAAAATAATGGCTGTTGATTACAGTGCGATTGCCAAAAAATACGGCGGAGTGCCCGTTTCAGATAATCAAAATGAGTCTGTTGATTATGAAGCAATTTCCAAAAAATATGGAGGTGTAGTTGTTCAGCCCACACAGCCGCAAGCCCCACAACCTATTCAACCCACTCAACAACCAGAAACAACCGCTGGGGGCTTGGTAGCGGCTGCTGGACGTGGTGCTGCGCCATATGCGGCTGTGACGGCTTTAGGTTCTCTTGTTCCTGGGGGGGTTGTGGCTGCTCCTACGGCATTACTTGCGGCGGATATGATCACGCCTATTGTCAATTCTGTGTTGGGGACGAATTATTCTAGCCCCTCGGAGTCCATACAGAATTTACTTACGCTTGCGGGGACGCCTAACGCCGATACAGAGGCAGAGCGTATTGTTCAGGCTATTTCTGGTGGTGCAGCGAGCACATCGGCATTTACGGGCTTGGGAAAAACACTTTTAGGCTCTGCGAATCCTCTGGCTCAAAGGGTGGGGCAAGTGTTGGCTGAATCGCCTTTAGCGCAGTATTTTGGTGGTGCTCTTGGTGCGGGTGCAGGGCAAGCCGTTGCAGAGGCAGGTGGCGGTCCTATACCACAGGTTCTTGCAAGCCTTTTGGGTGGTGTGGGTGGTGCGCGAGCAGGTCAGGCCATGTCCCCTCGCCCTAATGTGCCTGTTGTATCAAGTGCTGCGGAAGTTCCTATTAGTTCAACAATTCCCGTTAGTCCAACGGCTCCTGCCATGTCAATGGTTTCTGAAGCTTACCTTACGCCAGAACAAAAAAACCTAAAACTTTTGCAAAAACAAGCAGCGGAACAAAAGGTAACTTTGCAGACAACAAATATCTTTCCGCCACAAACGGCTTTTCAAAAAACCATTAAAAATCTTTATACAAGAACACCCATTTTTGGTACTGGTAAAAAAGTTGCGATTCAACAAGAAGAGCGTGCGTCCGCTGGAGAGCGCGTTATCAATCAATATCTTCCAAAAACAGATAAAAACAAAGACTACTACACAGAAATTGTTAGCAACATTCAAAAGAAAAATGAAAAAGAGATTGGCAAATATACCAACCAAAAATCAGGCATTTTATACAACAATAGGTATAACACGCCTTTATCGTTGTATAGAAAAGAAGAAAATATCAACAATTTTATTGATAAAACTCAAAAAGATATTGCTGAGGCAAGTGATTTGTTGAATAACAATCAAACAAGAAATTACGCTGATATTTTAAGTGAAGAATTGGACCCAAGGTATCAGGCTATGCGTCAAGGCATTGATGTTAAAAATTGGGATGAATTTAGTGCGCTTTTGGATGGTGCAACGCAAAAAATGCCAAAAACGGCGCAACCTACAACATTGCTTCAAAGGATTCGTCAACTTGGTGGCATAAAAAAGAATGATTACAATATAAATGACGTTAAAGCCATGGATATAAATGTTCGTGGAAAAACAAAACGTCAAATTACTCCTGAAGGAAATTTAAGTGTTACAAACAAGCCAAAATCTTTAGATTATATGAGGGAATCTTTGGTTGAAGAAGGTTGGTTAAATCCAAAAGACGACATTAACGATTTACTTGATTTGATGCAAAAAGATGACATGGCTCGCAATACAGGAATAGGTCATATTTACAAGCCTTCTGATATTTCTAAAGGTTTAGAATATGAAAATTCCTTGCAATACGATACTCAAATAAGCAGTGCAAGAGATTCTCTTTATTTTGATTATGGCGTGGATAATCCCGAGGCTGTAAAAAAAGATATTTATAAAAACATTGATAAAGCTCAAAAAGAATTGGATCGTTATGAAAAAAAACAAATGACTTTCAAAACACTATCTGAGGAAGAAAAAGTAAAATTAAATAATGATATTATTAAAAAACAAGTCGATTTGCAAAACGCAATAAAGGTTAAAGATTCATTTGCTGCTGGTAAAACATCTGTTCCTGTTCCAAATGTTACGGAAAGAATAGATGAACTTATCAGTCAATACTCAAGAAACCAAAACGATCCTTTCTTTAAAAAGATGTTAGGCATTCTTGAAAATGAAAAGAAATTATTATCTCAAAATGATGGAATTGGATATTTAGAAAATTTAAGACAAAAATACAGTCAAAAATGGAAAGATGATCCTGATGTTTTGGCATTAGAAAACAAAATTTATGATCCTTTAAGGCAGGACATTGGTAATTTTTTAAAGAAAAACAATTCTAAAGATTATGGTTTATGGAATAGCGCAGATAGAAATCTTGAAAGGTTGATAAAAGAAGGTGCAGGAACAGCGACATCGAGAATAGTAAAAAAAGGTGAGATAACGCCAGAATTGGTTAAAAGTGCTGTTCTTAGTGAATTGCCCAGTGAGGTTTTAAGGGTAAAAAAATCTTTATCTAAACAGGGTATAAAGAATGCTCAATCTATTATCATGCGGGATATTTTTGAAAAATCTTCAATAGAAACGCCACAAGGGACTTTTTCTATAAATCCTGATAAGTTTTTATCTCAGTTTTCAAAAAGAAGTATGCAGATTGATCAATTTTTCTCTAAAGATCAAAAGGAAACTTTGAATGGATTAGAACGGGTTCTTAATGCCACAAAAGATGCGGGAAAAGAAACATCTTATGCACCTATAGGTATGTCAGCATGGATAGGAAGTATGTTAGGTGGTATTGTTTATTCATTGGGATTGCCTTGGTGGTCTGTAGCGGGTGTTGGTGCAGCCATTGGGGCAGCGGGTCGTCGCTATGAAAGTAGTGCGGTTTTAAATAAAAAGATTGCAAATTTAGCAAAAGAGATAGGGACATCTCCTAAAAACTCAAAAAAAGAAAAGTATTTGATAGATCAATTATTTAATGTTATCAAAGCAGAAAGTGCCAAAGTTCCTGTTCCGCAGCAGCAACAACAAGAAGGTGAACAATAATGCCAGCAATCAATATCAATCCTTCTTTTCCTATTTTTACCGAGAGCAATGGTCAGCCTTTAGAAAATGGCTATATTTTTGTGGGTGTGGCAAATTTAGAGCCTCAATCAAACCCCATAACCATTTATTGGGATAAAGGATTAACGCAGCCCGCAGCGCAGCCTGTGCGCACGTCTGGTGGGTATCCTATCAACAATGGTTCCCCTGCCCGTCTATACGCCAACAGTGATTTTTCTATTCGCGTGATGGACCGTAAGGGAACACAAGTGTATTACGCTCCTGTGGTAACAGACCGCATTTCTAATTTAATTTTTGAAACGTCTTTAATCAATACAGTGGATATTGTGGATAGCGCCGTAACAACGGCTAAAATTGCGGATGGCAATGTAACCAACGCCAAATTAGCCAGTGTAGCAGGAAACACCATTAAAGCGAATGCAACGGCCAGTGTGGCTACACCACAAGATTTTGCCATGCCAACGCAATCGTTTTTGTATAGGGGTGCTGGAAACATAGCCGCTTTGCCTATTTTGTCATCTCAGGTTGTTGGCGCAACAGATGCTGGATTAGCAGCTACGCTTGGTGTGGGAAATGGCTTAACCGTTTCTGGTTCTGTATTGCAAGCACGGACAAGACCTGCTTTTTATGCTTATAAAAGTGGAACACAAGCCATAACGCCAACTGTTATAACAAAAATGGATTTTAGCGCAGAATTGCTAGATACAAATAATTGTTATGATACAACCTTATCAAGGTTTACCCCTAATGTGGCTGGATGGTATTTTGTTTCCGCATCTTTAACGGCTAGAGACACGGGTGCGGCTTATGCACTGACAGCCTATATTTATAGAAATGGTGTCAAATGGTATGAACAATGGGAAGCGCAAGCAGATTATAATCCTTCATCAGCAATGTTGAATCAAATTGTTTATTGCAATGGGTCAACGGATTATATTGAAATCTATTGTCAAACGGGTGGTGGTTCTACTTTGATTGAGGCCATTGGATGTAATTTTATGGCTTGGCTAACAAATATAGGATAAGCAGTGTATGGCAACTTATGATTCAATTTTTAGCGGTTTGCTTGGCTATCCCGTTGTGATAGGAACGGATTATATTTTGCAATCCGACGACGGAACCATGATTCGGTTAATCACATTACCCGATCAATTAGAACCTTTATCAACAGAGGTTGTTACGCAAGCCGTTGCGGGTGTTTCCACAACACCCATTCCAAATTTGACTGTGCGGCAATTTTTATGTGCCTTAACATTAGAAGGACTTATTACGGAATCCGAGGCTATGAATCGAAGCAGTATTCCTGTTGCTATAGATGCTTACCTAGCAACGTTACCCGCAGAATCAGCAACGGTGGCTCGAATTACATGGGCAACCATGGTTACGATTCCCAGAAACGATCCTTTGGTTGATCTTTTGGGGGCAGCCTTAAACAAAACACCTGAAGAAATTGATCAGTTTTTTATACAGGCGGCGCAAATATGACATTTTTATCAGTTATCCTAAAAAGCCTGAAAACACCAGACGATCAAAAACTTGATTGGTACGGGTGGGCGACAAATCAAACGGGGCATTTTACCATTGGTGTGATTATCACCGCCATTGCCGTTCAGCTATTGCCCATTCATTTTGCAATTCTTCCTGCTTTGGTTTTTGCTGGAATCAAAGAAATCATTGATATGCTTAGAAATTCTTCTTTCAAGGATTCTTTGATTGACTGGATATTTCAGGGTGTTGGTGCTATTTTTTCTATTGTTTTTTTTATAAAAAACATGGATCTTTTGAATCTAACCATAGGTTCTTTTCTTGTATTTCTTGTTTTTGGTGTTATACCAAGAGTAAGACGTGCTTTTCGTAAACAATAATTAAAAACAGAGGGTAACATGGCTACGTTTAATAAATTCAACTCTTTTGCAGAGGTTCTAGCTGAGCCTATCAATCTTGGGACGGATCAGTTTGTCATTGCTTTGACCAACACAGCCCCCACAGCGTCCAACAGTGTTTTAACGGACATTACGCAAATCAGTTACACAAACCTTTCGAGTCGAAACGTGACTACCACAAGTTCGTCTCAGACATCGGGAACCTATACTTTAGTGTTGGCGGATTTGGTTTTGACGGCCTCTGGTAGTGTTGGTCCATTTCGGTATGTGGTTTTGTATGATGACACGCCCACATCGCCTGCCGATCCTTTGGTGGGCTGGTGGGATTATGGATCAAGCATTACGATGGCAAATGCTGAGACATTTACGGTAGACTTTACGGGCGCAGCAATCACTATCTCTTAGAGGTAACATCATGGTATCCCAAGTCCTTATTGACAAGGTTGCGGAATCACAGTTTAACGGTCTGCCTGAGTGGCAGGTTGCTGATATCCTCAATGCACCGGATGCCAGTTTGCCAAAAGTTAAACAGGATATTAAGCCACAAGATTTGCGTCTAGCGTTTTTTAGTGCCATTCCAGCGATTAAGCGGCTGGTTCACCAGACGTATTTGGATAGCGCAGATCCGAACGTGCGGGCTTTAGCTGAGGTGTGCAGTCTCGCCATAGAATCAGTGTCAGTTGAGACCCGCGAAATTATATTCACTAGTAACCCTGAGACATTTGCCCAGCTTGAGGCGCTTTCGCAAGTTCTGCTGAACGCAGGTCTGATTTCAACGGACATTCGCAACGCCGTTCTTTCTTTGCCGGATAAAACAGTATCATGGGCAGAAGCCAATAATTTACCACCTGTCACATCTCGTGACGTAGGGTTAGCGAGAGGAGCATCATAGTATGTCTGTAGCAAAATGGACCGCTCTTGGCACGGAATCAAGCAACATTGCTGGAACCGCCCTTGATAGTAAAGCCAATGGTACAACAACGTTTATTGCGGATATAACGAATACAACCGACAAAGATTTATACCTTAACGTATGGATGACCATGGGTAGTATTACCCCTACCGCAGGCTCTAGCGTTACATTACAGTTGCGGCAAAAACGATCATCAACGTATGCAGAAAACACTTTAGAGCAATATGTGGCTGCTACAAATGGTACGGGTGCACGGACTGTTCCTTTGGCGGCGGTAATGAGGATTCCTCATGGGGGAACATTTGGTCTTTACTGGACAAATAATTTAGGGGTGACAAGTGCAGCCAGTGGAAATGAAGTTTACACGCGCACTTGGAACGAGGATATTGTTTAAATGCCTCGGGGCCTAAATCCTTATGATGAGGCGAATTTGCAGAATCGGTTGTGGGCGGCTGCTAATCTGAATACATCCCGCCATACCTTTTGGATGGAAGCCGCAATCCCACAGTGTGTAAGCGTTGAAAGCAACGGTAAAGTCTCGTCCATTCAAGACGCTTTTGGGCGGACGGGCAGTTTTGTCCAAGCTACGGATGCCCGCAGGCCGACATTTACACCAAGTGTCGCATCGGACCCGCATTCGCTGAAATTCAGCAATTCGGGCCAGAATAATTTAGACAGCAGCGATGTGACTTTTTCCGGCGCAAACCAAAGTGTGTTTGTGGTGTTGAGGAGCGCAAACCCGAGCATCAATGGCGAAGACATATACGACACGGGTGCGGACAACGCTCTATCGCGGCGAAGGCTATCAATTACCAACACGACTGGCCGATTGACGGCTGTGCGTGATGGTAGCGGGGGGTCAATGATTTCCCCGATCACTACCATATTTGGGTGGCAGGCCGTCGCGGTGGTCTATAATGGGTCAACTTCATTTATTGCCGTGAACGGACTGCAAACCACGGGAACAATAAGCACAAGCACAACATCAAGCGTTGCGCCGTATCGTCTTGGTTCCCGTTTTGCCACCCCATCTACTAGCAACTGGTTCAACGGCAATCTGGCCGCCTTGGTACATTTCAACGGCGTGTGGACAGCCAATGAGGTTGCCTTGCTGCAAGGATACTTTGCTTGGCGCGGCGGGTTCAATGCGTTGCTGACCGCATCGCACCCATACCGCAATCGCCCACCTCTTATCGGTGACTGATTATGTTGCGGGTTCGGGTCCCTAGAATCACAGGAGCAGCAAGCGGCGCATATACGTTAGTTGCGGATGGTGGAACATACACTTATTCAGGAAATAACGCTAATTTAACGTATACAACAGTTGGATCGTATGTTTTGTCTGCGGACGGCGGCACATACACTTACAGTGGGAATAACTCTAATTTATTGTTTAATAGGACAATCCCTTTAGATGGAGGGGTATTTTCTTATTCTGGAAACAACACTAATTTTGTTTCTTCTCGGATTATTTTGGCCGATGGAGGTGCTTACACTTATTCAGGTAACGATGCTAATCTTGTATATGCTACCGCAGGTTCATACACATTATCCGCAAATACAGGGACGTTTTCGTATTCAGGAAACAACGCAAACCTAATTTATTCTAGAACCATTACGGCTGATGGCGGGATTTATACATACTCCGGTAATGCTTCTAATTTATTATACAATAAAAACATTATTGCCGATGGTGGTACGTACAGCTATTTAGGGAATAATGCAAATTTAACGTATGCAACAATAGGCTCCTATATTTTAATAGCGGATACGGGTACATTTTCTTACTCGGGCAACAATGCCACATTAACGTATTCAGGTGCTTCCTCTAATAACCCAACGGCTGAACAAATTGCCCAAGCGATTTGGGCAACAGACCTTTCTCAATTTAGCGGAAACCAAGCGGGCGCAGTTTTTTTTTCTCTTCCTGATTCATTTTGGAATCATGTTTTAGAAAACTCTATTACGGCGGGTCAAATGCTTCGTGGTATTGCCCGCACACAGCTTGCCAAAGTGGATATTAATGAAACCACGGGACAGGTGACAATCTATAAACTGGATGGTACAACCGTATTTGCACAGGCATCAACGTCTCCCACAGGGGATAGAAATGCCCCAACAGTAGACTGGAATTAAAGGAATTTTTATGAAAAAGAAAAAAGGAAAAGGCGGCGGTAAAGGCTGTTAATTATGCCTTTGATCGCAATGCCGAAAGCTTATCAAATGTTCTTAGCCCCATGTAAATGTAGGGCAGCATCATAAGCCCATCAAATACCTTTTCGTTGGGGCTGGGCATAAGAATAACATAAGCGATGCTTCCTAAGAGTCCTAGCCACGCCATACCAGGGCGAGTGGAGCGCACAAAAATATCATCTGCTTTGTCTCCTGCCCTAATGGTGTCTTGCGTTTCTTTTTGCTCAAGCTGGGCATCCTGTAGCTGGATGCGTTCCATTTCCAGCAGGTGAGAGCGAATAGAGGCTTCATTCTCATAAGCCATCTTTTTAAGCCGTTCTAGGGCCTGTGGATCGTTTTGCAGGACGGATAGTGCTTGGTCAGGCGTTGCATAGTGTGTTGCCCCTGAAACCAGCTTTACGCCAGCCTCTACAGCATTTCCAAGATTTCCAGTTAAAAGTGAACCGACAAGGTTTGCGCCTTCCGTGCCGTTTCTGCTTAGCCATGCGCCTACGTCCTTCCATGTGCTCATAGTTCGTCTTCCCATAAATCTCTTTTTGCAAAACCTGTTAGAAAAAACAGCAAACTTGATCGAATAAAATGCTGTTTGTTTTCACCGTGCGTTGAATAAAACTCAACGTTTCCGTTTTTATCCCATGTCATAGCAAAAACACCAGTGGGTTTGCTTTCTAAAAACCCATCACACATTTTTTTAGGGTTTATTCTAATTGATTTTTTTCGTTTTTGTTTTGGGTACAAAGCAACGACGTTAGATGTCATAGTTTCATGCCTTTCCCGTATTCCCTTAACCCTGAAAACTCTCTCATTTTATCAATATGACGGCATTGTTCAACTCGGATATGTTCAGCGAGATCATCCGTAAACTCTATAATCTCTTCAAGACTTTCCCGTTTTTCCTGATCCACATCATCTAAATTTAGCCGCAAAGTATGAGAAATCATAGGCAAAAATTTATGAATTTCATTTAGTTTGTCATTCAATGCCACGCATAACCAGTGCGCGTTTGTTTCCCCTTTGAGGTTTTCAAACACATCTTGGTAAATGGTTAGGTTTTTCATAATAACTCTTTCCATCCTTTATTGCCTAAAAACATCAAAGATTCTGCTTTTCTGCGTCTGCGAAGGCCGTTAGAGGGAACTTTGTTAATATAGATCCAGCGTTCAAATTCTCTGGCTGCTCCGTCAATTCTTCCTTCGTTCACCATGCGACGAAGGGTGGATTGTTCAAGGTTCCTGCGCCCAAGGTTAAAGGTGAAGGACACAAGCGCATCAAATTGCCCTTGGTTTATGGGATAAAAAATCAAATCCCGAACAGAGTTTTCTTTTTTTGCCGCATCTTTTAAAAACAAAGCATCCGCTTGTTCTTGGGTGATTCCGTTTTGGAATTGAGGTATTTCCTCTGGCCATACTCTGTGGCCCCACCCAATGGTGTCAATGCCAGCAGAATCCTTGTAAATCTTTAACACGCACCCTTCAAAAGCATGGATCAGGTCAATTCCATCTTGAGAAAGAGATAGCATCATTTAGCCCCTTGGTTAGCGATAAGGGTTGGGATGGCGTTTTCAATATTAGTAACGCGCTCTTCGAGTTTGGCAAAATCGGATTGCTCATCTTCTTTTTTCATAATCGCCACCATTACGGCAAGGTTTTTATCCATGTCCGCTTGCGTTTTCAGAAAATAGGTTCCAGCCCCCGCAATGGTGGCGATGACAATACCAATAAGCGTTATAAGCAATTTGGTATT